TGTGGTATATACTGCAGTGCCATGGCTTATACTATCTCCTCTGTTGAGGTTGCAACAGTTATTCGTTTGACAGGTATCATTCCATCCACACCAAATTCCCATTTCTTATCTCTAAATCCACGGGGTAGTTTGAACATGTTGCTGTCTATCACCTGTTTAGTAAATTTAATTTCACCGTCTGCCCACACCGTAAAATTAACATGTGCCTGTATCCCAAGGTTGCCCAGGGTATATAAACTGTCACCATTAAAATCCTGCTCATTAAACATGTAATCATTAAATGGTGCCTTGATCCGTTCATAGGGATCTGCCGTCCATTCAGCAGTATTAAGAGTTGTGAGTGTGCTTTCCCTGGCTACCAAAGCCAGGACAGCTTCATAAAATTCCTTGTCCATTATAATCTGTGCTACCTTAAAGTTAGCAGGCTTTTCAAGAACATACATTGGTGACTTATAACTATACATCCTATAGGATGCATCATCATTATCCCATATGGATATGTATAAAACAGATGGAGCTGTGATTTCTGAATTAACAATAGTACGGAACGTGCCATCCATGAGAGCAACGTGACCGGCATAGTGATACCCAACACCTGTGGTGATAGCTCCATTAAGCATGTCAATAATAAGGTGACCCTCGTTGTCAACAGATTTATAAAACCCATAGTAAGCCTTGTTCCACCACGTGCCGTGCATCGTTTCGAGTTCGTAGTCTTCCCAGTCCTCGGGCTTAAACATAGATGCCGTAATATTTTGTACACCGGCTGCCGTGACGTGCTGGAACCCTTCAAGTGATGGGAACATGACACCGTCGTCAGTATTGACAACGGCACGTTGTGACAGGCACGGTTGGAATGACAGCTTTGTTTTGTACAGGCTTGCAGGGTGTGGACCCGAGAACGTATAAATGAAACCATCAGTGGCAACCACAATGGTTGACCCATAGATTCCAAGTCCGACAATCTCCGAGTCAATAGGTATCTGGTAATCCTCTGGCCAGGCCCACGGTGCAAACGGTTCTGAAAAGTAAAGGACGTTATCCTTGGATGCAACAAAAAATCCATTTGGATGGCCCTGTAAATTTGTTAAGTCATTCGGTGCTCGATCATATAGTGCCGTCGTACAGGCTGCACCAAGCAGTCCATCCTCACCAGCATCCGTGGTATCCGTGAACTCATATGCTGCCCATGCCGTGCTGTTCGGGCCTGTGTTGTCCACGGCCACCTCGGCCACCAGCAGGAATGCAGAGTTGCCGTCACCATCCGTTGATGTACGATAGATACGGATTGCAGGGGCTGCAGATCCAACAACTGTCTTCAAGTGCTCGTCCGAATCATCGGGCTCAACAAATACAGACAGTACTATGGAGCTTGCCTCATCCCACTCTGGTGTGCCAACAGCATCCACGGTCTCACAGATTGCAGAGGGTGGACCCTCTTCACCGTAACGACTGACGTACGTATAAAAATATGCTCGGTAACCTGTGCCACCGTTGGTATAAGCCAACGTATTCTTGGCAGCAGCCGGGGCTCCGGGATTATAGAAGTCTGTCGTGAAATCAAAGTCACCACCACCCTGAAGGTCGTTGACAAATGCAGAGTACACACCATCATCACGTCCTATCTGTGTGGTGGCTACGGCTATGTGACCACCAGACTTTGAGAATGCTATTAGGTTTCCAACCTCACCGGCCGTGTCGGCCGTTACCGTGACGGTACCATCGAGATTATTTGTGTACGTAACGGCTGGTCCGGTAGGCCCTTCGGCCACCAGGGCTGCAGCACACAAAAGTGCTGTGGTCGTTGCAGATGTTCCGAGTGTTATATTGCCCCCGGCAACCCCGTTCTCAGCTATATCAAATTCATAAACATCGGCACCAACGGTAAGGGTCTCAGCATCTGTCATGCCGTCTATAAATGTCACGAGACCAATCCAAGGCAATTCCCCAGCACCCGTGAAGTACATACGTTCAAAGCTGTCTGCTGCTATGGGAGACCGGCACCAGTGCACTATGGCATCATAATACACCCAGTGGTTGTTACCACCCTCAAGGTATTCAAAGAATGTTTTATATGAGCTACCTGCCAGTAAAACGTCAGGGGAAGATTTCCTGTAGGCAACCAGATCCCCAGATGCAGTCTTCATGTCATTGGCAATCTGGGCCATATTCCCAGGCAGCTTGTCTTTAGCAATCTTCGGCATGATACCCTTGAAGTCAGTTATCTGTATCTTTGCCATAGTGATTTATTATCCTTCCTGTTGTCCTTCTATCAGTTTAATATCAATAGTCTCTACCGGCTCGACTGGACCCAAATCCATGTAGGCAAGATTTAAAATCTTTTGGGTTGCATTCCTCATTTGGTTATAGTCCCGACGTGCATCAGTTATGTGGGCATAGATCTGTTGTGACATAAGCATGGCCCGTTTAGGGGCACAGTCCTTTGTCGTGTATCTTATTCTCTCTTTGTTTTCCCACTCACCCTCAACAAAGTTTGGGCAGTACTTTCCGTATCGTTTCCAAAATGGACACTCCTTACCATAGCAAGTGTCCTGTCTTTGATCACTCATTTGTTGTAGTCCCCCTTTAATTTTATAGTAAGTTAGTCTCGTTCGATCAAAAAGCCAACGGCAGCATACGGTCGGTCCGTGATTGGATCTTTGCTATTCGTCGTATTTTCACTACCATTTGAACTTGTTGCTGCAGTTCCAGATGCTCCGGTTGCTGCAGTGCCAGATGCAGCAGTGGCTCCAGTGCCGGCAGCATTAGTAGTATCCGAATTTGGTCCAGCAGTTGCTCCTGTTCCTCCTGCCCCGGAAGTACCAGCACCACCCAAATTTGTGTACATGTCAGAAGTAACCTTTCCAACTTCTGAACCATCAATCGTTCCCGTAAAAGAAGCTAATTTAATACGGCCCTGATTGTTAAAGCTACTTAGAGATACACTATTACCGGCTGGATTAAACGTGGTATCACTTCCACTTACACCACCAGTTCCATACCACTGGTGTAAATGTGATGTACCCGTATGGGTGTGACTGGGACCTGTGTGTGTGTGGGCAGACAGTGAGTGGCTATGGCTCGGCCCTGTGTGGGTGTGGCTCGGCCCTGTGTGGGTGTGGCTCGGCCCTGTGTGGGTGTGTGCAGGCTGTCCATGCACGTGGCCCGTTCGGGTCCATGTCCCTGCCAAGGTTTCACCAACTACATTATATGCATTAGATCCACCAGCTACTGCCAGTAAACAATCGGCTGGGCCGGCATGTAGTGACCAACCTGTGGGCACCTCAGCAACGGGATTGTAGATATACATAACCAATCCGGACGGGCCGTAGAGAACCTGCTCGTCTGCAGTTGACTTTGCCGTGTTGGCAAGAATCAAAACATTATTAGCAGCAATATCATCCCGAAATGTATTAAACATTATTGCAGATGGTCTCATCTGAACCTTATCACCTATTTCAAAAGCAAGTGCTGAAGTGCCATCCTGTGCCCTGACAAATTTCTGGAACACATCCGTACCTGCCTGATGCTCTGTTACCTTTATTATCTCACGGGTGCCGGTAATTGTAACCAGGGTGATATAGAAATAGGTAACCCCTATGTCATACACAACTGTGGGGAACAGCAATCCGTCACCGGCAGTGAGTTCCATAGTGGTGAGTGCACCAATAGCAACACCAGCAGTAAGGATACCCTCTGCATTATTTGCAAATTTTATAGCCATTATTACAACACTCCTCCCATAACTTCATAGCTCTGTGGGTTTACACGTCCTGAAAATTTACCTGTACCGGATAGACTTGTCTTACGTGCCTCACGTACACCGGTACGAAAAGCAGATGCCATTGATCTGGCAATGGCCTCATTATACCACGAGGCCATTGGTATCATAAGGATAGATGCTAAGGCACCAGCCTGTATGGGCTCCGACCACTTCTCGTACATGAACTCATCTATCTCAACCTGATCACGTTTATATGTGACAACGGTTCGTACCAAGCAGTCATCCTCAACATCGGCAGATGGTGTCGGCCAGAGACGTATCACATTCGTGTGGTTCGTTAACCAGTACCTGGTTGGCACGGGTGCTGTTTGGTCTCTCCAGTCGGATATCTCTGTATCCATTTCGTGTTCAGTCATTCTCATCAGGGGTTGCCCATCACCAATCTTAACCTCGTCAACTGCAACGGCACGATATCTGTCCTGGGGATACTTAAGTGTATACGTGGGTTGGTCCTCTTCGGGTTGAAACACAGAGGGTTCTTTTTTTAGTATCATTGACTTGTTACAAAAAGCAATGGCAGCATTAATTAAATGAATCCTCAACATAATTGAGGGTGCACCATTTGCATACTGTAGCACTTCTGGTAACAGATCATTGAGCAGGTTATATCCTGCAGATGCTGTTGCAGCCATAGTTATTTATTATTCCTTTCTCTCAGGACCGTATGCTTTAGATATGGTCATTTCAACCTGTATCAGGTTAAAAAAGTTTTGCATATATGTTATAGCCTTTTGAAATTCAACACCCTCATCATCGGCAGAGAATGCCTTATAGAGCATGTATTGAACAATAGGCTCAAAGAACACGTCGTTAACACCTGGGTCATCTATAGCTGCCGTAATGGTCGTTGGCAACTGGGACACCTGCATCTCAACATACACTGCCGTGGTTAGGTGTGCCGGTGGGGTGACGAAAAATATTCTGGGGTTCTCCTTATCGTAGGAGTAGTTATCAATCTCTGTGTCACCACTTGCTGCTGGCCAGAGCATGTTTGCATAGTCAATGTGTTTACGATCGGCAGGAGTAATTATCTTTCCTGGGGTGGTGCCGGCCACACCCATGTTACGTGTGATGTCAAGTAGTCTCAGTGCTGTGGTGGGGATCGTTTGAAGAACCCCTGCTGTGAGCAGTACGTTGGCCGTGGTAGCACCGGCATCCGGTCGAACAAGGATCAAGGCCCGAATAGATGCATTCAAGTACTTGATCCAGTTCAACACGGTTACTCGGGCATAGGCCGTATCACCGTACAGTTCGGCAGCATCTGAGATATAGTCGGATGCTAAGAATGCCATTGTGTGATGGTCTCCTATTTTTTGTTGTTTAGCTCATCGTACTCTTTACGTAGCACGTCAATATGTTTTATGTCATGCACGGTGTGTTGAAGACGAGGAACCAGTTTGGGGATGTACCGAATCTTTCCATCACGGTCGACATCCATTTTCATTTTTGTAGCCACGGCATTCTGAAGAACACCATCGATAAACTCTTTAGGAATCCACACTTTCTTTTCCCGGGGGATGACCAGTGCAATACCATTCAGAGCCATTTGTACATAGGGCAGATCATTCTCGTCGGAGTTAAAAAATGTGATCTGTACCATCATACCACTCAGGCCCTTGTGAAGCTTGGGCTGTTGCTCAGGCTTGAAGTCAATCACATCACCATCCTCTTTGACGGCAACAACTTCTTCTGTCTTACCTGACGTGGCCTCAATAAGCTTTAAGATGTTGGCAACCTTTTTACGGATCACCGATCCCTTATCGTTTAAATAATCAGCCTTGTCCAGATCATACTTCTCGATCAACTCAATTAGATCAACATCTTTCATACTCATGTAGTTAGTCATTGTAATTATTTCCTTCCAAATAATTAATAGATAGAACGGCCGGGTCAATTAAGACCCGGCTATTCATGGTTTAAATATTACGACAGATCAGATACAGCAACTTCCAAACGGGCCATCCAAAAATCATTCAAAATAATGGTTGCAGAATATCCTTTCCAACCGACGTGTCCACGTTGGGCCAACGGATCGGAATCCGAAGCCTTCGGGTTGACAACCATCGGGGTCAAAGCATTGGCACCCTTGAAGGCTACGATGCCGTAAGCATCACGGGCAAGGTAGATCATGGGGTAAACATCGGCCAGGGTGGCAATCACAAGGACGTTGGTTCCACCGGATGCACCACCACCCAGGAAGGGCTCGACAATGGTAGAGCAGAGGTAACGTACATCCTCGATCTTGCCAATCTCACCTTCCCAGGGAGACATGCTGCCGTATTTCTCGGCCGGGACGAAAGAACTGATAGCTCTCAGGTCGGGCTCAAGGTCGGGGTGGGTGATACAAATAAATGACGGGGCAATGGACTCCGTGCCATAGGCAGGGGTGCTTTTAACAGCAGAGGTAATTGCTTTGCCAAGCTGACGTTTCAAGAACCGGGTTACCCGACGTTGATCATTCAGGGCAAACACGGTGTTGACGGACGTACGTAATACACCATTAGAATAGAAGACGTTCGTTCCAGCCTTGATCACGTTGTAACGTGTCTTTTCGATCAGAA